CCATCTCGGACACCCTTCCAATCCTGCCGGACACCATTCCAATGGCGCCCCAAAACTGTCCGACATCAGCCCGGAACACTGTCCGACAGAAATCGGAACGGTGTCCGGCCAAAATCGGAATGCTGTCAGACAGAAATTGGAATCACTGTCCGACAGCCGTCGGAATACGCACATCTATCTGGAACAATTTGCGGACATGGAAGGCGGCCAACAAGGTGCGTTTTTCGGGCAGAATTGCCGCGAGCGCGCCTTCCGGATCGGCAGGGTGCAGGCTCGGATCGTGGTTGTGGATCGCAAGCACGCTACGGGACAGAAGGCGGATGACTTTTGCGCCCTTGGCATCCAAATTCAGGCCGAGCTTCCAACGCCATAACGCGCCCTCGCGCATCAATCGCAACATTTCGCGCTCGGTGCAGTCCAGGATCATGCGGGCAAAGGCCGGCGCGATCACCGGGCTTGGGAAGGTGAAGGTCAATTGCGGGCCAAAGATTGGCATTAGATGTTTTGGGCGCTTGAAAAACCACTGGAATTCTTCATTCATGGAAGGCGTCCTGCTGTTTAAGGTTGCGGCGGAGTTTGCCCAGGGCGTCTTGCTCGATGCGCTGGACCTGGCCGAGAGTGAGATTGAGGCGCGCGGCCACGGCCGGCCGTGTCAAGCGTTCCTTGAAGCGGAGGGAGAGAACTTCGCGATCGCGCTGGCGGACCGCTTTGTCGAGCGCCGCGGCGAGCGAGTTCAGGCGGGCGCCGTGATCGATCTGTTCGTCAATCGGATTGTCGGCGGCCAATTCATCGGCAAGCAGGTCTTCCAGGGTGCTATCATCCTCGCCGATCGGGGTGGACATGGAGAGTTCGGAAAGATGCACCTCGTTGAAGATGTAGGCTGGCACGCGCACGTTGCGGCAGGTCTCCATGGCGTAAATGAGCATGGCGAAACGCAGGCGGCGGGCGGGGTAAGCGGCTTCGGGGTAAGCGGCGCGGCGGCTCTGTTTGGTAATGAGCCGCACCAGGCAGAGAAACGCCTCCTGGACCAGGTCCATTTCCTCCACTCCAAATTCGCGGGCGAAACGCCGGGCGTGATAGAAGATGGCGGGCGCGGCTCGGCGGATCAGGGCGATGGCCGGCGCTTCATCTGGATTGAGGATGGGGAAGTCCATGGCGCGATCAGGAGTGGTGATATTTATCGGTGCAAAGGAAGGTCCTGAAATAAGTGGCATCGCCATCCTCGCAAGTGTTCAGCTCGTAGAACTTCACGGGCTGGCCGGCCACAATAGACAGGAGTTGCGCGACGGAGATCTTCACGTATTGGCCGTCCAGCGTGCCGCCGGCGCCGCTGCCGAGGAGGATGCCGGGGCCGGCGTCAAGGGCGGAGATGCCGGCGCGCTGGTTGCCTTTGGACCAAAAATAGACGCCTGGCAATGCCGTTGCATAGGCGCTTAAATGGCTTTGCAAGTCGGTTAAACTTTGCGGGATCAAGAGGTCGGAGTTGACCTTGTTGCCGGCGCTGGGAGAGGAGACCGGGACGTTCTGGCCCAGGGCGAGCGCGCCGGAGGAATTGTTCTGGCTGAGGACATCGCCGCCGATTTGGTAGAACCAGCGCGGGCCGCGATTGACGCGCAGCAATTCAATCATATCGGACGGCCCGAGATGCGAAGCCGGCCCGAAGGTGATTTCCGTTTTGCCGTTGTCATCGTAGCTGACGGATTGAACGGCGGCATTCATGGCGGCCCACTCGGCGCGGGCGCCGCTCAAATTGAGCAGATTGCCAATGGGGCAAACGTCGCTGATTTCCTGCTCCACGATGGTGATGTGGCCCTCGTATTGGGGGATGGTGGCCGGAGCGTAGATGTAACCGGCGAGGCCGTAAGGGACGGGATCGGCCTGGCTGGTCAGCCACGCCTGGGATTGGTAGGCGCCGCTGGCGAGATTGGTGAGCTTGAGCTTGATGGTCTTGGGGTGGCATTGGACGGTGCCCGGATTGACGGCCGTGTCGGCGGCGGCGCTGGCGTTATCTATATAGGTGAAATAAGCGGTAATAGTGGCCTGCACACAGGAGGCCGGGGCGTTGGAGGAATTGTTGCCGACAAACATCCAGGGGCAGACATTACCCTCGGTGAGGACGTAAGGGCCTCCTCCCGCGAAGAGCGCGGGATAGGTAGTGCTGTTGATCGCCGTGCCGCTGGGGTCGAGCATGAGCGGGGTTACGGCGCCGGATGGATCGTGGTAGAAGGCGAGGCCGCCTACGTTGGCGAGGTCTGGGAATAATGAGGCCCATGCGGCCAGTGGAGCGCCGCCACCGGCGGGATCGGCCAGGTTCAACGGGACGGTCTGGATGGTGCCTTTGGCGGACTGAAATGAGGCTCCCTCAAAATCGAAGGTGGCCACCTGCGCGCCAACACGGCGAGCGGCGAGCGGCAACTGGATTTGGGCATCGGAGGAAATGGCGGCGCCGTTGGGAGCGGCCATTGGCGGCGTGACGCCGATGTCCACATACATGCCGACGCCCTCCACGGCCGCGCCGTCCACCGTGGCGGCAATGTCATTCATCATGATGACATAAGGCGCTCCACTAATGCTCCCGCTGATCCGGTAACGAAACGCGACACAGGGAGGAATGAGATCGTCGCGGCGCTCGATGTTGATGCCTTCAGTGGAACCGACAAAAGGCAGGCTGACGGCCGGAAGCTGATCGCGGGTGCCGACATGGAGGGTGGGCGGCGATGTGCTGTAATCGAACCAGACGACCGGTGTGCCCAGGGAACCGAGCCAGCGCAGTTGACGGCGGAAACATTCGGCGCACGCCATATCATTGACGGTATCCAGCGGGGCGCGGAGGACGATGCCAGTGGTTGTGGTTTGGATGTCATTATTGGAGCCGGCGTAACCGGGGACGAAATCGGGGATCGTGATGTTGGCTCGCGCGCCGGCGCCGGTCTTGAGCTGGTAATTGCCGTTGGCGTCCACGGTAAGGGAATCGGACTGGATCTGCGGGCCGGCCGGCCAGCCGAGGCCGTTGACGGTTTGCTCGTAACCGCTCTGGGTGGCGACCCATTGGGCGATCTCGATTAACTCCTGGGCAATGGACATGAGGACCGTGGCCGTGGTGCCCGTGACCGTGTCGCCGGGGCCGGAGAGCCAGGTGGGGCTGAGGCCGAGGACGACCTGGCTGCGGTAATCGGCGATCATTTTCCCATTGCCGCCGACGGTCCCGCCATTCCAGCAAAGCCACAATTTTTGGAATACGAGGCGCTCGAAGAAGAAGTCCCAGGGACCGGCGAATTTGTATTGGAACTTTTCCAATTGCGGAGTGGCGACGCGGACATTTTTGACGCGATAGCCCACGAACCATTTGGTGCCACCGGTCCAGCCGGTGCATCCGCTGATGGGAAGGCCACTGGAGGTTGTGGACGGGCCGGAGGCAGGCATGCGACCGCGGGAGATCGTAATCATGGAGCCGTAGGGGAACGTCTCCGGGCCGTCCATGGGCGCGATCAGATCGAAGGCGAAGCTGTCACTGGCCTGGTTATAGACTTCGCGGCGCCAGTTGCCCAGGGACCAGTCTGCCAACGACTTCTCCGTGCCGTTGAAGGTGAGAGTGGTGTAGGTCATGGGGCATGTGGACTTATGGGACGGATGGGACGCATAGGACGCATGTCAGTAGCCGGTGTCGCTGAGGTAGAGCGATGGGACGCCGTTGTCGTTTTCGATGCCGACCGTGTAGTAAAGGCCGTCGCTGTCGTTGCGGATTTGCAGGACGGGGACGCCGGCGACGGTCCAGAAGCGCATATTGCCAGGCGGCGGGGCGGAGGCGGAGGAAATGGGGCCGTCCAAGATCGTGATGGGGCAGTCGAGCAAAGTGATGTTCTTGGGGGTGGTGTTGGCTGTCAATAATGTGATGCGGAGCCAATAGGACGCGGATGCCTGACCGTTGAGGCTGATGGCGGTCTGGCTGTTGGGGAAGACGAAGGCGGCGTGATAGAAGGGCGTGTTGCCATTGGCCCACTGCTCGGCTGTCAAGGTGAGATTCATGGCGGCCGCCAGGACGGTGGCGCTCATCATGGGGGCGTTGGTGTCGTTTTCGGTGAGGAAAAGCTGGCAGGTAACGCTGGTGATATTCGAAAGGGATGGCACCAGGAGCGCGCCATCCATTCCTATGCCGATGTCGATTTCGATGTCGTCGCCGCGGTAGAAAACTGGGGGAGCGCCAGTATTGAGGTCGCTGGGATGGGTGCCGCGCTGGGCCAGATCGCAGAAGAGTCGGATGGGGAGGACGGTAATGGCGCTCATGGGGCGTTTTGCCAGGGGTTGGGGGCGAGAAAGGTGTAGCGATGTTCGCAGGTGACGCCGGTGTGTGTCACGCATTCGGCCGCTTGCAGGATGGCATTGGGCAGATAGCGGCTGATGCGGCCGGTGGCGCTGATGTTGGTCATGGTCAGTTCGCCCTGGGGCGGGATGCTGTCGGGGTGGAAGGCGATGAACATGACGGCGAGTTCCCAGCTGCTGAAGGTGCGCTTGACCTGGAAGGTCAGACTGTTCTTCAAGTTGTAACGTGGAAAGAGCGCCTCGTAGGCGGCGCGGACCAGTGAGTTTTGCTGAACCACACGCTCCTGTTTGAGCAGGAAACCGTCCTTGATGCCACCGCCCGCGCCGGCCGAGAAGTTTTGGCCGGCCGGCACGATGCGCACGGAATCGTCGCCGAGGGTGAAGGCCGCGGCGCCGGTTCCGGAAGGTGTGAGGGTGATGAGCACGATTATGTGGACGGGGTGGACGGTGTGGACTTGGTGGATGCAGCGGAGGCGGGCGCCCGCGGCGGCGTTGGCGCGGCCGGGGCGGGCGCGGGGGGATTTTCGGCGGCGTGGGTGTTGAGCTTGCCGATGACACTGCTGGCCAGGCCGCGGGCCTGGACGAGGAACGGGGCGCCCTTCGCGGCGAGGGCGGCGGCCTTGTCAATTTCGTCGTGGAGGGTTTGGGCGAGGGTGATGATTTCTTGGATGGTCATAATTTTGGATTGAGAATTGGGAATTGAGAATTTGTTATTTGTTATTGTCAGGCGAGCAGGACGCCGCCGGTGGACGGGGTGCCTGTGAGGTTGAAGGTGCCCATCAGGCCGATTTCGCCGGTGCGGAGGGGCTTGCCGCCGAAGACGAATCCGGCGGTTTTGAGGACGGCATTTTTGATCGTGAACGTGCCGCCGATCTGGCCGTAGAAGATGGCGTCGCCCATGGCCGTGTTGGCGGTGAGGCGGCTGCCGTGCTTGGAGCCGGTCCCCTGGAATTGCTGGCAGGCGATGATGTCCGTCGCGGTCGGGCCGGCTGGGATGAGCCGGGCCATGGCGTGGAGGCCCTTTTCGCCGAGCTTGTAGTCCACGGTCAGGCCCTGGACGGTTTCCTCCTGCCAATCGGCCTGGAAATCAATGGTGATGCCTTCCTTGCCCTGGAAGGCGGAGGCCGAGGAGGCGGAGCCGAAATGGGAGTTGCCGGCGGCCGTGTTGCCCGCGGCCCAATACATGCCGTAACGCTGGCGGCCGATGACGACGCCGGTCTGCAGGAGAACGGGCGCGGCATAGCTGATGCCGGTCGTCCAGGAGAAAATGCTGTTGGCGGTTTCGGGATCGAAATTGTTGCGGATGAGGCCGACGATTTCGAGCGGGCCGAGCAGGTCCTTGTTGATGTCGAGGTTGAGCTGAGGCGGCTTGGGCACGCAGGCGTTGAAGAGGACCAGTTGGTCGCCATTGGATCCCAGATAAAGGAATGGCGTATCCGTCCCGCCACAGAGGCTGGCGCCGATGACGGGCAGTTGGTTGCACTGGGCGAACATCCAGGCGAGCAAGGTGGCCTGGGTCGGCGTGTAAGCCTTGGGCGTGAGGCTGAGGCGGACTTTGCGGTCGCGCCGGGTCTCATCAACTTTGCCCTGGGTCGAGACCATCAGGTCGTCATTGACGGCGTCGAAGATGACTTTGGCGTCGTTAGACGACTGGATCAGGTTGGTGGTGGTGGAGGGCGTGGTGGAGGAGCCGAGCGTCCCGTAGCCGGGGCCGCGAATGAGTGTTGTTCGATCAAAGGCCATATTATTGGGATTGTGGATTGCGGATCGCGGATTGCGGATTTAAGGCAAGCCACAAGGCAGGGTTATTGTTGACGGTGGAGATCACGGGATGGAGACGGTGTTGCTAAAGGGTGTGCAGATGGTGCCGTTGGCATCCCTGCCAACGACCCGCCTTGGACGCCCGTCGCCGGTGTCCATTGTGTAGGTGTTAATTGTCCCGTCCAGATCCACGACACCATCCCATGCTCCGGAGTGATTGTATTGGAGGCTCCAGACCGCCGGCGCCGGCCCGGCGAAAGTCCACGAGATGTTCAAGGCTCCGTTGTAAGTTAGAATGGGCGACGGATAGGTGACTGTGGATTGCATAGCGTCGCTGCCGCGGAGCCCGGCTTGAAATGAGGCGTAATTGACCACCGTGCCGCTGGGGACCTGAAAAGGCGCGGCGTAGAGAATGGCGGTGCAGGCGCCATGCGTGCCAGCCGTATTGCCGGGGCCGGGGAAAGAGCCGTCGGTGGTGTAGTAGATGGCAGAACCATCATTAGTTGACAGAGTGACGTTGCCAGAGGCGTCACAGGAGAAGGAAGGTGTGGCGCATTGGGGATAGCTCTGATCGGCCAGGCGGCCGCGAAAGAGGACCTGGTATCCGACGCAACCCTTGTATTGCTCTTCCAGGCCGGGGATCGGCTGGATGGCTTGCGTATCCTGCATGAGGATGATCTGGCCGCGATCGGACCACTGGTGAAAGAAGGCGCGGACGAGCAAGGCCCATTGCTCGGCCGTAACGCCGGTGCCGCCGGAGGCCATGTTGATTTCGGGCTGTTCGATGATGTGGACCGGGAAAAGAACGTCGCCCTGGGGAGTGGCAATGTTGGGGTCTTCGCCGGTGATCATGGGCATCATGACGAGGGCGCCGACGCCGACTTTGCCATTCTTGCCGGCCAGGTGGGGCAGGCGCTTCTGGATCTCGGTGGCGATGACGGCCTGGCGATACATGGCGAAGGGCAGGTATTGGAAGTCCGGCTCGCTGTTGCCGCGGGCGGCGGCGTCGGACTGGAGTTGGTAGAGGAGATCGGTGTAGCTCATGGGGTGGACGGGGTGGACATTGTGGACTTCATGGACGGCCTCCCCAGCCGCGGATGATGGCGGCGCTGAGGGCGGGGCCGTATTCGGCGATGCGGGCTTCAATCCCGCGCTCGAAACAGCGGCGGGCGGGGAGGTTCATGTGCATGCTGTGCGCCTTGACAGTGATCGTGCCGCCGGTGGCAAGCTGCTTGGCCTTGCGGCTTCGGAAGGCGTATTTGCCGGAATCCTGCGCGGCCTGGCTGGCCTGCTTTCTTGACAGGATGCCGGCGCGCAAGGCGGTCACGCGGTTGACGGCCTGCCCTTGGAAATCGAAGGTGTCGGCCATGGAGTTGCGGCGGGTGTGGGCCTTGACATTGACCGTGCCGTTGAAGCCGAATTCGTGGGCGCCGGCGTAAACGACATTGCTTCCAATGCCGCTCAAAATGACGCCGCCGTAATTTTTCGCCTTGACAGGGTGGGCGCTTCTTCTGAGGAGGCCGGTCTGGACGGCCAGGGTGGTGAGGTCCTTTTTGCCGGGGCCGCTCAACATGTGCTCCTGGATGTAGCCGGTGGTCAGTTCGTTCTGCTGATCCAGGACAGCGCAGACGGCCGGGATGATGACGGAGGGATCGCGTAGGTTGCGCACGATGGCCTTGGCCTCAGCAGAAACTTCGACTGAGTAGGTTTGGCTCATGTGGACTCGGTGGACATGGTGGACGTGGTGGACATGGTGGACGTGGTGGACATCATGAAATTTGGTAGCGCTTGTAGCCGTTCAGGATTTCCTGCGCGGCCTTGGGGAGCTTGAGGTCGTCCATGGCGTGTTGCGGTTCGGGGTCCTGGGCGATTCCCGCGCCAATGGGGTCGTAGCGTTTCCAGACGGCTTTGCAGGCGAGGAACCAGGCGAGTTGGACATCTGACGGCAGGGGCGTTGCGGCGGGGGGAATGGTCTGCGGGCCGCTGTAGCCGGCGTCAGATGGATCGGACGTATCGAACCAATAACCGCCGTTGTAGGTGCAGGTGATGCGGCTGAAGTAGTAGCCCTGGATGGAGATGAACATGATGTAGCCCTGGTCAAGCTGCATGACTTGGATCAATGAGTTGCCGTCCGGAGGGAGGACGTAAGGGACCCAACCGTCATTCTCGGCGTCCTTTTTTGCGAGGGCGGAAATCGTCTCGACAGGATAGCGCTTGAGATACCAGTGGCGGCGGTCGGCGCTGAAGGTGTCCACCTCGCCGACCACGCGGGAGAATTTGCGGTTGCAGAATTTGTCGAACTGCCCGGCAACGCCCTGGCCGATGGCGGTGATGATGGGGTCGTAGTTGGTCTTCGACTGCATTGAAACGGCCAATAACTGGGCTTTCAACGTCGCGAGATTGGAGAGGCCGGCGTTCATTTCAATTGCGGATTGCGGATGGCGGATGGCGGATTTGGGGTGGGCGCGGGGGCGGCGGGATACTCCATTGGCGGGGGCGCCAATGGGGACACGCGGGGGCGCGTGTGCTCCCCGAGGACTTCACGGGTGCTCGCTTTGCCGCGGGTGCGGCCGGCTTCGCGGATCATGCGATCCTTGGTGTGTTCGTTTGTTTGCATGTTTTATCTCTTTCAAATTGGCGCGGCCGGGAAAACCAAAAACCCGGCCGCGCCGTGGGATGGGGCGCGGTATGGGGCGCGCCCCAAGATTGTTGACTAGCCGCTGCGCCGGGACTTGACGTAGGGCAGGACCTGGAAGTTGGTGACGCTGTTGGTGCCCTGGACACCAATGGCCTGCAGTTGGATGTAACCAATGGAACCGAGCGTGGTCCTTGGTATCAACACAGTAGCCACACAGTTCGAGATGCCAGCCGGGACGATGTTGGTCAGGGTCAGGAACGGCGTGTTGGTGGGGGTGAAGGTGTTCCCATCGGCGCTCGCTCCCCAGAACGTGTAGTTCGTGCATTGACCGGTATTGGTGGAGTTGAACGCAGTGAAAACGACCACCTCGTCGTAGTGTGTCAAGTTGAGGATGCAATCCGAGCCTGGGCCGCCCAGGGAGTTGGTGCCGCAAACCACGTTGGTGGAGTTGAGCGGGATGGCGTTGGTGAGCGGCAGGGTGGCGCCTTTATAGGCCAGGGCCGGGCAGGCGTTGGAGCCGGACAGATAGGTGCCGGGCGCGAGGCCGTAGTCGCCGGGGTTGGCCACGGCGTCGCCGACGCCAAGGTTGGTGATGATCTGCGCTTGGGCGCTAATGCAGAATGTAGAATGCAGAATGCACAAGCCGAGCAGGAGCGCGATGAGGGCGACCTTGTCGGTGACTTTCTCCAGGACGTCCTTGAGGAGGTCGAACTGGTGGGGGCTGACTTTGCCCTGGCCGCCGGCCTTGAGGTCCACGCCGTGGCGCCGGATGGCGATCTTGGCGCGGACGGGGATGGTGGGGGCGTTGAGGGCATTGCGCGTGTCGTGATCTTTGGCCTCGACGCGGGCGGTGGCCTGGGTGGCTTTGAGATCGGCCAGTTCCTTTTTGAGGCTGGCGTTTTCGGCGAGGATGTCCTCGGGTTTGGCGCCGTTGCCATCGGAGGGGGCGGCGGCGAGGAGGATGGAGGGGAAGAGTTTTTTCATAGGTTTAATTGAGAATTTGTGATTGAGAATTTGTTATTTGTTATTGACCGGACGGGTTAGTTCGCGGCGGTGCTGAGGGTGGCGGCGCCGTTGGCCAGGCGGGTTGCGGTTGCGGCGCGGCCGTAGGCACGGAAGGACCGCTCCAGGGTGTTCCAGCGATAGTGATCGCTGGATTCGAACACGAAGTCATCGCGGACGGCGACGACCTGAGTGTTGACATCGCCGAATGTGGCGACCTGTTTGCCCGCGCCGTTAGTGTTGGGCGCGACGAAGACCGGCTCGACCGGGTAGCCGAGGATCGTGCCGATGGCGCCGTAGCTGGGAGCATCGAGCGCGCCAAGGAAGATTGGGCGGCCGTTGTTGTCGCGGATGGCCAGGGCGCGCGCCAGCATTTGCGGGTGCATGAACCAGCGCGGCTTGCGTGTCAAGACGATGGGCGCGACGGATTCCAGGACTTTCAGGAAATCGTTGTAGCTCATCGCTTCGACCGTGGTGTTTCCCTGGGCGGCGCTAACGGCGGTGGCGCCGTTGAAGAGGCCGGTGAAGTTGCCGTCCACGGCGCCGCCGGCGCCGGTGCCGACGAAAGCGGCCGTGTCCAGGCCGAGATTCCAGGCTTCCTGGAAGTCAGTCATCACGATCTGGCTGACATCGAACTCGGCGTCCTCGATCAATTGCTTGCTCACATTGAGCAGGACGGCGTTCGGCAAGACGGTGAGGATGATGGTGCCGCCGGCTTCCGAGGTGGAATCGGGGATGGGGGACGCTTCCGTTGTGAGCCAGCCGGCGGTGACGCGGGCTGTCTTGACGGGGAAGTTGGTGACCTTGGTGCCAACGCGGCGGACGCCGAGCTTGGACCAGGCGCCGTATTCCGCGAGGGTGTCGTAGATCTCCTTGAACAATTGGGCGATGATCAAGGTGGAACCGGGAGACGTGTCTTCGCCGATGGCCTTGCCAATCGCGGTGATCTGCTGATTGTAAGCGCCGTCATCATTCATTAACTGGCGGGAGACCAGGTTGATGATGCCGCGCTTGCGGGGATCGGAGATCAGTTTTTGCAGGGGGTCCATGCCGGCGCTGACAGCTTCCTGGCGCAATTGCGCGTTGATCTTGCTCAGGGCGGCCGCGGCAAGAGTGGAGTCGTTCATGGCTTTGCGCAGGTCGTCAAAGCTCTTTTTGGTGTCGGCGTCGAGGCGCTTGTGATCTTCCAGGAGCGTGGCGACGGCGGTTTTGTGCTGGGTGAGTTGGGTGCCGATTCCGTCCACGCCTTCCATGACGGCCTGGCGGAACTCGGCTTCTGTGGCAAATGTCTTCATTGTTAATTATTGGGTCAATTTGTGGATTTTCCGCAGCAGCGTTTGGCGCGCCTGCTCCAAAGCCCAGGACTCAAGAGCAGGATCGGCAGAGTCGGGGGCGGGTTCGCGGGCTGGCTGGGAAAGCGTGCGCTGCGCGTACTGCGCGGCGGCGAAATCGAGTTCGGCTTCGGTGATCTCGGCGCGGTAGGCTTTGCGCCAGGTTTCCAGGAGCTGCGCGGCGGCGAAATCGAGTTCGGCTTCGGTGATGGCCTTGGCATGATAGGCCTTGGCCAGGGCGTTGGGGTTGGCGCCGATGACGCAGGCGCTGAGTTCGATTTGCTCCTGTTCGAGATAGACGCAGCGGGGCGGATTATCTTCGAGGTCCATGTCTTCCATAAGGGCATGCCACTCATCGCTGCCGCTGGGCGTGATGTAGCGCGTGGGCCAGAAGCCAACGGAGACGGCCTTCAAGTAGCCCGCGACGGTCATCTTCCAACCGAGGGCGGCGAGCTTGTTTTCCGGCACGTCAATGGCCCATTGGACGCGCTCGATGAGCTGGCCATCCTTGACCTCGAAGTCCACGACTTTGCCGAGGAGGTTCCCGACCGTCTCGTAATTGTGGCTGTCAACGAACGGCGAGTTTTTCTTGAAATTGGTGAAGCGCCATCCATCGGCCTTGATGACTTCGCGATAGGAATCCACGGTTTCGTCGGAGGCGACGTAATCACAGATGCCCTGGGCGGCGTCAATGATCTTGACGGTGGGATGGATGATACGGCGAAGAGGGGTCTGGTTATTCATCTTGGGTGGGGGTTTCGGAGGTCATGATGGAGACACAATGGCAATTGATGACATTTTCAGGGGAGCCGTCGGGATCGCATGGGTAACGGAGGTCTTCGCCGCCGACGCTGAACGCTTCGTCCACCGGGACGACCTGACCGTTGGCCTCCGCATGGGCTTCGCGGACGTTGGCATTGCCGCTGGTGAGCCACTTTTTATTGCCGCCGACTTCCGTCATGGCTTCATTGCGGGCGGTCCCCCAGGCGGCGCCGGTCTCGGTGATGGCGATGGTCTTGGCGCGGCCGCTGGAAATCTCGCTGAACTTGGCGCGGACGGCGTCGGCAATGGTTTTGATCGGATCGCCGGCATCAATACCGGCCTGGATGCTTCCCTGGATTTCGGCAAAGATTTCCTCCGGCACATCGTTGAGCATGTTCTGGCGCTGTTTGACAAACTGGAGGACGCGCTCCGGGGCGCAGGTCCAGGGATCGCGGCCGGCTTCCTTCATGACGGCGTTGCCGGCGGCGAGGAAGCTTTGCTCGGTGGGCGGGCGGACGGCGGCGAAGAGTTTGCCGGTGAAATCGTGGAGATTGAAAAGGAAGTCGGAGGCGACGGAACGGGGAATTGGAGTGGTGGAATTTTGGAGTGATGGGATGGACTTCGCGTGGCGCTCCAATTTCGCCAGGACTTCGACGCGGGCGGCGAAGAGGGCTTTATTGAAGGCGGCCTGGAATTTTTTGACGTAGGGTTTGCGCTGGGCCATGTGCTCGCTCCATTGGGCGATTTCAGCGGGCGGTCGCGATTTTTGGAAAACCACGGATGACACGGATTGCACGGATGAAGAATCGGCCGGCGCGGTGAGGAGGCGGCGCATCTGGGTCTCAGGGCCGAGCAATTCCTTGAGGCGGTTGATGGCATCTTCGACAGGCGCGGGTTGCTCGGCGAGATCGGGATCCTGGGCGGGCGCCGGCGCCGGCGTCTTGCCATCATCGCCGCCGATGGCAGCCAGGTTGAATGGGAGGTAGCCTTTGTCCCAGTTGGGGCATGGCGGCAGTTCGAGGTTGAGATAGTCGTTGAGGGTTTTCAACGGGACGCCGATGGCGAAATACTTGACGGCGGTGTCGGCGCGCTCGCGTCGGACGGCCTGCATGACGGGATGTTCATCCCAGTTGAAGTTGGCGCTGACCGTCTTGCCGGTCTGGTTGTAGAGGACGCGGTCAATCGCTCCGCAGATTTTCTGGCCGATGGGAATGCAGGTTTCCGTGATGAGCATATACCAGTCGGAAGCCGAGCCGATGGAGTAGCTGGCTTTGACATCGGCCATGGAGGGCGGCACGCCGAACGCGATGAACACTTCGTGCCGGTTCTCCAGCCGGATGGAAATGAAGGCGGCATCGGGCGTGCGGATTTTGGGATCCTCAATGCTCATGTCACCTGTCAAGAAGCAAGGGCGATAGATGCCGCGCTGCTGGAGTTCGCGCTTTTCGCGAATCTGGTCAATGATCTGCTGCCGCTGCGTTTCATCCGGGATGCCGTTTTTCGCGATGACATAGACGCCTTGGTCGCCATTCTGGCGCATGAGATTCAGGTTGAACTTTCCCGCCATGTAATCGGCCTCGGCGGCGTCATGGGCGGATTTGAGTTCGGCCAGGCCGCGCCATTCGTCATAAGGATTCCAGCACTTGGTCTGAATGACCTGTTCGGGCAAGAGGATCTCCCCGCGGCCATTGGAATCCACGTATTCCCAGGCGATCAGCACGCCGGCCTTGACGGCGACCCGGGCCAAGGTGACGAAGCTGGAGGTGGGGCAGGAAGGGGTTGAACACTTCCGCAAGCTCCAGGAGACGCGCATTAAGAAGGTCGCGGAGATCTTCAAATTGCCGATTAAAGAGGAGGCGAAGATGGCGCCGAAAGCGCCCAGCGCGGCGCCGCACACGGCCATGGCCGAGGCTGCGGATACTGTTCAAAAAGACAGTATCCCAGCGCCCGCGCCGGCACTGCCTTCCCTGGAGAAAATCATCAAGGCGGCGGAAAGGCATTTTGGGATTGACCGGAGGATTTTACTCAATCGCCGGGCGAATGAGGGTTCGATTGTCAGCGCCAGGGCCTGCGTGTTCCGCGTGGCTGTGGATGACTTGAAAATGACGGTTGATGCTGTTGGCGCGGCGCTGATATTCAGCGATAGCCAGGTGGAGCGGGAACTGAACCATTTCCGGGAGCAATGCAAGAATGCGGATGGCCGCATGGCTCGCAAATACGCGGCGTTCCGCAACCGATTCTGAATATGAAAAAACCGCACGCAAAACCGTATAAGGATTGGAAGATGTCCGAGGACCAGGTGAAGGCTTTCTGGTGGCGCTGGGGGCTGGTGATGCGATGCCAGCGCTGGGCGGCGGCAGAGTCGGAAGCGCGGCGGCATGAGGTTCTTTCCGCCTTGGGGTTCGCGAGCATCAAGGACGTGGGGATGACCGACGATTACGATGACTTGAAGGGTCTGCTTTTGTTGCTTTCCGACAAGCTCGTGACTGAGCAGGAGGATTTGGGATTCTTTGTGCGCAAGGTCAAGGGCGGCGGGAAGGTTGAGACCAGGGACACGGCGGGCCAGCGCCGGCGCTATCTGCATCGCATTGGCGAGCAGATTAGCGAACTGGAGAGCCTGGCCTATGGCCCGGCCCTCCAGAAGTTGTTGAGGGAACGGTTCAAGATCATCAGCGGGATACGGGTGATCGAGGATCTTGCCACGGTCGAATTGCTGAATGTGGTGCAGATGCTGGATCGGTGCATCAAGGATCAACTGGAGGCCGCACGGGAGGATCACGATGCCGGCAAGGCGGCGGAGATTGACGAAGGCGAGGCGGCCGGGCCGGTGCTGGCCGGAGGAATGGAGGAAGGGGGGATGCCATTTTGATGAGCGAGGAAACAAAAATCCAATGGGCCGACTCGACCTGGAATCCGTGGATCGGATGCACGAAGGTTTCCCCGGGTTGCGCATATTGTTATGCGACGTGGCGCTGGGAAAAGTATTGGGGGAAAGGAGTTCCTCGACACCGGACCTCTGAGGCTTATGGGAAGGCCCCGGCGCGATGGAATGCGGAGCAGATTGAGAGCGGCGCCGTGCATCATGGAGCGGCCCGGCCTCGCATTTTTCCCAGTCTTTGTGACTGGCTGGATGAAGAGGTGCCGATTGACTGGCTGGCTGATTTTCTCCAGGTCATTCACCAGACGCCGCATCTTGACTGGCTGCTGTTGACGAAGCGGCCGGAGAATTGGCGGGATCGCATCTGCGCGGCAATGGAACATCACGACAAGGCGTGGATGCACGCCGGCGGCGCACGGTCTGTCTTCGGCAGTTGGCTTGGATCGTGGTTGGAAGCCGCAAGTCCAGAGCGGGGCTTGGACGGCAAGCCCCCGCAAAATGTCTCAATCGGCATCTCTGCTGAGAACCAGGAATTCTGGGAGGCGCGCTATTTGAGCTTCGTGCGGATTCCTGCAATCCGTCGTTTTGTTTCGCTTGAGCCGCTCTTGGGAGCCATTGACTGTGGCGCCGATCTTTTGGATTGCGGCGGAAGACCAATGGTTCATTGGGTCATCATCGGCGGTGAGAGCGGCCCGCACGCGCGCCCGTGTGATGTGGATTGGATCCGGGACATTATTGGCCAGTGCCGGGTCGTTGGCGTGCCGTGCTTCGTGAAACAGCTTGGGCGGGATCCGCAATGGTCCGCCGCTGACATTGAGGCGCGATGGGATCAGATATTCAGCGATCCGAAAGGCGGGAACATCGCGGAATGGCCCCTTGATCTGCGCGTGCGCCAATTTCCAAAATCCCATTGAACGTGGCCATGAACGATGCCGGCACAATTGAGGTGAATGAGGAGCGGGAGCGCGGGCTGCATTTGCAAATGGCGTTCAAGCCTGGATTGATGACCGACCTGGCGGTGGCGATTGTGCGGCGCGCGCTGGCGTCGGGAGAAGGTGGGGTCTGGCCGGATGAGGTGGACTACCCATTGATGAAATCAGATTCAGCCTGCAAGGGAAGCACGTATCACCGGCTGGCGACGGTCGGGGTCCTGGTCAAGGATTGGGGGATGCACCGCACAAGCCGGGCGGAATCGGCGAATGCGCGGGCGGTATTTTTCTGGCGGCTGG